TAATAATGATGAACGACCTTGTTCCTACCCGTACCGCACTCGCCGAACATCATCGCGCCGCACATTCCGCAGAACAGCTTGGTGGTGAGCAAGTAATCGTCCTCGGCCTTGTGACGGGCAGGAGCGCGGCTGTTCTTCTTGATTTTTTGCTGCACTTCTTCAAACAAGTCCTTGTCCACGATGGCCGGGATGCTGTCGGGCATTACGATGTCCTTGAAGTGGTTTTCTCCGATGTAACGTTTGTTCGTCAGCAACTTCTGAACACTGTTATAGGTGAACTTCTGGTTGCGGTTGGTAGTCACACCGCTGTCGTTCAGCCAGTTCATCAGCTCCTTCATGGTCGCACCATCGTTGTACCGCTGAAAGGCTTCTACCACAAAGGGAGCTTTCAGCGGGTCGATTTGAAAGAACTTCTCCTCGTCCACCTTAAAACCAATGGGAATCGTACCGCCGTTGTACTTGCCCTTCAGAACATTCTCGGTCATGCCGCGCACAACTTTTTCAGAAAGTTCTGCCGAGTAGTATTCAGCCATGCCGGTGAGCATACTCTTGACCATGATACCCGCAGGGCTGTCAGAGATAGGCTCCGTGGCAGATACCAGTTTGACATGATTTCGTTCCAACTGGTACTCATAGTGGGCCGAATCATAGCGGTTTCGGGCAAAGCGGTCGAGTTTCCAGACCAGCACAATGTCAAACAACCGTTTCTCGCTGTCCTTGATCATCTGCTGGAAGTCCGGGCGGTTATCGGTTTTGGCGGAAAGGGCGCGGTCGATGTAGTGTTTGACCACAGTGATGCCGTTCTTTTCGGCGTAGGCCGTACATTCACGAATCTGGCCTTCGATGGATTCTTCGCGCTGGTTGTCGCTGGAATAGCGGGCGTAAATCACGGCGGTCATGCAAACACCCCTTTCACTTCATTCTCCGCAGACGGCGCACAAGGTCGGATGCACTGTACAGCACACGAGCCACTGACACCGCATCCTCGCCCACGATGTAGAACACCGAGTAGTTGTCCACCAGCATCTGCCGCAGCCCTTGGGTGCGCTCCGGCTCGCTTTCCACCAGCGCACAGCGTTCCGGCAGGATGTTCAACGACTGGATGGCTTCTGCAATGCGGTTATACTGCCCCATAGCCGTGTCAGGTTCCAGCAGACGGTCAGCAATATAGCTGTAAATCTGCTCCATATCGCTGAGGGCCGCATGGGAAATTTTCACGTCATACTGCTTCATCTGTGCTGTTCCCTGAACTGTGCGAATGCGCTTGCAGCATCCACGGTATCACCGTTCTGGATTTCCTTAATGCCCACCTGCAAGGCTGCGTGAAGCTGATCATCGGTCATGGTGTCAGCGTTCAGAGCCGCAGGAGCCTTCGGCAGGGACAGCGAGAAGGGGATGCCGCCAGTCAGGGTGATCTGGCGCAGGTACATATCAATGGCTGTTGCCATCGGGATGCCGAGCTGCTTCAACACGTCTTCGGCCTGCTGCTTGACGGTAGGGTTTACACGAAGATTGAGCGTCATCGTTTTTTCCATGGTTATCACCTCAGTTTCATTGTAACGCATTTTGCGTTGCAAGTCAATCAAGCGCGAAGCCGCTATTGAAATTCTCTGTATTGCACAATATATTCGTCATTAAATTGTTTAAAGCGCAGAATATTCATTCGTTAGAATAAATCTTTGGAGTACGCCCAGTTTGTGCTGGGTGGTGAGATTGAGCATTATCTCTCACTCAGCTGTGACCATAGCAGATTTAGAGGATTGGCCTTTAATTAGAATATACAGATAAAACCGACAGCCATCTACTTGCGACTTGCAAATAGATGGCTGTCTATTATTAACTACGCATTTTAACAATGATTTTTCTTTTCAACAATCATTCCGATAACAAACGAAAGTAGGAAAACGAGCAGCCAAATCAAAACTCCATAGTGTGTCTTGAGCTGCCATACTTTTCCTATATACATATCCGGCGTGATTTTTGTGGCGTTTATTTTAATAATGAAATCGCCCAACACTTGTCCAATCAAAATTCCTGCCCAGTTTCCAGCCGTTGTGATAAGAGCCGCTTTATACATTTCCAGAAAACAGAAAGTAACGGATGCAACCCATACACACAAATAATAATGGGCTGCTGTCCATTCAAACAAGTAGATTTCATGAAACACTGTTTGAGAGAGAAGATAGCACACCACATATGCTAAAAATACGATCAGCAAAAATCCGAGACAAGTTTTCTTTTTTGATGCTGTGTTCTTCATACGGCTTTTGAATCCTATTCCAATGTGTACCGCCATCTTTGTGTTTCATTATAAAATAGCTTGACTGTTTACTTCGATACTATTTCGACAGATGGCATCTTGCCTTCCAATCCAAGTTCATCATCTTCTGCAACTCTATAACTGGTAACATTTATTGAATACATATAATCTGAAATATCTGGATTTTCTTCATCGTCTGGAAGTTCAACTTCAAAAGTCTCAAACTCAAACACATAAGACGTTCCTTCAATAAGTTCGCCTGTCAAGTCCTTCTGGAAATGAAGCAAAAAAGGCCTGTCTTGAAAGAAGTGAACAACGGCGATTGTTTTTCCCGGAAGCGCATAGTAATCGGGCAAGAGTTGCTCAACTGTGGCCATAAAAGAACCCGAAAACTGTGCAAAATGCTTTTTGCTTTCGGCTATTTGCTGTTTCCCGTCATTATACCCTGCCTCGTAGCCAGCGGCATAGCCTTCTTCGTATTCCGCATTGTGCGCATCTGAACTTTGAGCATTATTTCCACAGCCAACCAATGTAAGTACTAGCATAAGGCCAAGAACTATTGTAGCCATCTTTTTCATACTGTTTCCTCCTTCCATGTTTTTCTTCGCCTTTATCGGACTTTTCCACAGTTTTTGCAAAATCGTTCGGAAGAATCATTTAATGTTCCACAGTCCGGGCAGTACCACCTACCATCTGGCATCGGTTCAACAGGCGAAGGCGTTTGGTGCGCCTTTGCCGGAGTTTGATTGGATGGTGCAGTAAACAACGGCGCAATATTCACATCTCTGCGTCCAACGCCAGCAAGGCTTCTAAAATCCCACGACTTAACTTCTTGTGCCAGCGTCCGTTTTGGTTCAATATACTGACCACACCGCTGGCAATATCGAACACCCAGCCTGTTTTCATAGCCGCAATTTTTACAAGTCATCAAAACTCCCTCCTTGCTTTTTGTTTATATAACGAAATTTAAGCCTGATTTATTTCGTTTGTTTACAAAATTTTCCAAAATCGTATAGATGCACATAAATTTTCTGAAAATTTGTAGCACAATCGCAATCTTCTTTTAAATAAACACGCTATAAGGACAAATTTTTTGTTTTACCTCGATTGAAAGCTATCTTTAGCTTTCTGGTTTGAGAACTGTACTTCGGGCCGGATTCTTTGGGTCTACTAGAATTTTTATTGGTGCCCCTTTCGGAATACATGGATTGAACCAAAACCACTGCGACTTGCCATTATAGGTTTCACCTTTAACTTTATACTGATAATGTACCACATATGGATAGATTACATCCTCATCGGC